TACTGTCTTTGTTGAGACAATATGAGCGAAAGTTTACAGAGAATTTGTCTGGCCCTGATATTTGCCTCCTACAATGGATTGTAACTGGATCTTCAGGTGCGCTACCCTTCAGCGTCCATTCGCTTATATAAAATTGAAGATTCATGGCAACTCCTTAACTATCCATCTTTACAAGCACTTTTTTCTTTTAAAAACTTTTCTGTTACTATCATTTCAGTTCCTTTAAAGATCTTTTAATAATTTGTGACACTCGTGTTTCACTAATATTAAAAATTTCACTGATTGTTTTCTGAGTGTGCCCCTCCATATAATAATAAAAGATGGAAGCAGTTCTTGGAGGCATGTGCTTGATACTATTAAAGAGATGAAGCCTATTTATGATCAGATCTTCATTTATTAATGATGGTACATTAAGAAGTGAATAATCATCACTATAAATCTCAACACTGCTGCGCTGTAGAGATTGAAAGTAGTCTATGATAGCATAATGAACTTTAATATTTATATAAGTCTTAAGCGATGCACCTTTAGTCTTATTATACTTATCCACAGCTTCAATAAGGGCCATGTAAGCTATAGATATACAATCTTTAAGTGCATTAGCGTTGTATTGACACATTTTATAAGCTATAGTTCTAACATACACCATATAATTTATTATCTGTTCGTCGCGACTTTTTAATTTCAGATGAGTTCCTTCAGTGCCTCCCGGCCCTTAAGGGCCGGGATGGGTTTTTAGATAGTGTTAATTTATTTACCTTTTTTCTTGCCAGGGGCCGGGGTCTTTTTCTTACTAATAACTGGGACCTTCTTAGGTACCTTTTTCTTATCTTTAGCCAAAGTAATATCACCTCCTTCCTTCCACTTTAATAAAGAAACGCAGCACTGCAAGGCCATCTTCGTTAGGGTCCTGTTCCTTTAACAGGTTTGGTAGGCAGCCCTTTGGAAATTTATGCTTAGCTCCACAAAATATCTTATTATTATACGTAGATACCACGCGGCCAAGTGCTAAGTGCGTTCCACATTGTGAGCACATAGATTCACGTTTAAGTTTAGTAACTTGTACCTTTGGTTTCATTCTGCTCTTTTACACCATTCACATATTGCTGTAACGCAGATTGGACGATGAACTGTTTCCTAGTACCATAAGTGTCACGGATTTTATTAAGTTCATCTGCGAGGGCCTTTGGGATTCTGCAGCTGAGCATGATATAATTAGTTTTCATAGTCGCTGAATAATATTTTTGTATGGATATGTCAAAATAATATTACATAAAATGAAAATAGAAAGATAAAAATAAAATATTAATTGTGAAAAAGAAGCTGGGCTGCATAACTTATTGATCTCATATATAGATATTACTGCGCGGTCCAGGATTGGTCCAAATGGTCCATAGAAAACTGCTACGCGGCCTTTTATAAACCATTGTTTTTATAAAGGGATTTATGTAGTCCAGTCCATGATTATATATATAGTATATACTTTATTATTATTATTAATAGCAGTAGATAGAGATGAGATAGAGATGAGATAGAGATACAGGTGAGATCTGGAAATCAATTATAGTGATTGCTGGACAATAGAAAACGTGGACCGTGGCCCGGAAAGTTGGTATCTGGATAAAAATCCGAGGTTTAACCCCAGTCCACGTTTGAATTTAATTTTTTGATACGTGGACCGACTTTTTGGGAAAAGTTAATATTTGTAATGATTCTAACATATATATACAGCTAAGTGGAGAAAATGGGTATAATGGGTACGTGGACCGGGATTTTTGGGGCTTCGGGCCACGTTATTTTTGGTTTTTAATTGAGAATTTTAGGGGTAAAGTAAATATTAATTATAAAAACATTACTTTTTGATGATATATAGTTAATGGAGGTACTGTAGACTATGGCAGCACAGAGAAGAGATGAGTTTGGGCTTACTTTTAAACAGCGGGAGTTTGCTGATGCGTTTTTAATTTCAAAGAATGCAACACAATCTTATAAAAAGGTTTATAATTGCTCGCAAAACTCTGCTGAATCTGCTGGATCGAGGCTGTTGGACAACGTAAGGGTTCGTAAATACATTGATAATCGCATTAATGCAGCGAGTGATAAAATTAAATATCAGTACGACGTATCTAAAGAGCGAATCTATAAGGAACTGGAACGCTTAGCTTTTTATGATATGCGTCATTTTGAAGATGAAGATGGTAGTCCGGTGCCGCTTCATGAGATGAGTAACGACGCTGCGGCTGTAGTTCAAGGTTATAAGACAGATGGTAAGTATAACATAACTGAAAAAAGAGCGGCCCTAGAGCTCCTTATGAAGGCTGAGGGCCTATTTGAGAAACATCAGCGTGCCGGCCAGAATGTTTTAGTAATTAAAGTTCCGGATATTGATAAGGATGATGATGCTGGGATATAATAAATAAAATATAAAGGAAATGGATATTTAAATGGGTGAACCTGCATTAAAATATGATCCAGATCAAATTCTTGAGTATAAGCTAATACCTACAATTAAGAATTTTCATGAGTGTGGTGCTCAGATCCGCGCTATAGTTGGCCCTGTTGGTTGTTATTCAGGTGATACGGAATTTTTAACTCTTAGTGGATGGGTGCGGTTTGATCAATATAATCTTAATATGGAAGTAGCTCAGTGGGATAGTACCTCAAAATTTATATCTTTTGTATCTCCTGAAATGTATATTAAAGAACCCTGTTCTGAATTTATTTATTTTTATAATCAATATTCACTATCTATGATGCTTAGTGAGGAGCACCGGATGCCTTTATATGATTACCGAGGTGCATTTAAAATTAAGCAGGCTATAGATGTTGAAGCTGCTTTAAGTCGTTATACTGTACCTACTACCTTTCGAGTAGCTTACTCTGATTATCTTATATCCGACGCTGATTTGCGTGTAATGGTGATGTTCAACGCAGATGGTTCTATTAATCCCGCTGGTAACAAACAAAGAATCGTTGTAAGGAAAGATAGGAAACATATTAGGATTAAACAGTTACTTGGTAGAGCAGGTATAGAGTATACAATACATCCAGCTAAGGATAGACCTACTGAGATAGGTTACGCTTTTGTGCCGCCTGTACAGTCTAAAAGATATGATGGATGGTACTGGAATCTTTCTGAGCGACAACTTAAAATTGTAGTGGATGAACTTCAATATTGGGATGGTTTATTTGAAGGAGATGATTATCGGTTTACCTCTATAAATAAAAAAGACGCTGATTTTATACAATATGCTGTACATGCTATTGGTGGTAGAGCTACTATTAGCACAGATATTTATGATAATACTAATTGGTATAATGTTTATATTGTGCATATTGCGTTACCTGGATCATATAAATCTAAAGTGATGTTGCGCAGTGATACTTGCTCAACTACTCGTGTACTATCTACTGATGGTTTTAAGTATTGTTTTAAAGTTCCGACGGGATTTTTAGTGGTACGGCATAATGGTAAAGTATTTATATCAGGTAACTCAGGGAAGACATCCGGAGCCTCCTGGGAGACCCAGCGGTATATCCCTTTCTTTTTGTTTAAAAGGTACGGTATCCGTAAAACCTGCGGTGTTGTAGTTCGTAATACTTATTCGGAACTTATTGATACAACTCAGAAAACTCTCTTTGAGTGGTTCCCATGGGGTAACTATGAATCTGGCCGTAAGGTATACACTTTAAAATGGGATGCTCCGGATGGTGGGGAACCTATTGAGATTGAGACCTTGTTTCGCAGCTGCGATCGGCCTGAAGATGTTAAGAAATTTAAAAGCTTAGAACTTACTTGGTACTGGGTTGATGAGTCTATTGAAGTGGCTGATGAGATAAAAAGGATGCTCAAGAACCGTATTGGACGTTACCCTCGTAAGAGTCCGGTTCGTTTTGGTATAGAAACTACTAATCCACCGGATGTTGAGCATATAACATATTCACAATTTAAATGGGCTACACCTCCTCCCGGTCCAGTTCCTACAGGGGTTCCATTAGCTAAGCATGTTGGTTTTTGGCAACCTCCTTTTGAGAACGTTGATAACTTGAGACCTGGGTACTATAAAGATTTAATGGCTGATTACGCTGATAATCCTGACTGGGTTGAGATGTATATTAAAGGGATGCCAGGTCAGCTTATTCGCGGTAAACTTGTATATCAGAACTTTTTGCGGGATTACCATGTAGCTAATGCTCCACTAAGATGGAATGGTCAAGATCTGTATCGTGGTTGGGATAACTCCGGTAACACACCGGCCTGTATCGTTGTGAGTCCGGTAACAGCTCAGCAGCTTCATGTTTTTAAAGAGTTTACAACGGTCCGAGAAAACATTGTTGATTTTGGCAACCGGGTTAAAGTGGAGTGTAATGTGGCGTTTCCAAATGCTAAATGGATTGATTATGGAGATCCAGCCGGCAAAGCTAAATTTAGTACTAAGGAAGGTACCTTTACCAGCAACGTCACGTTAATGAATGATGAGTGTGGTATCTATGTTATATCAGGCGAACAAAATTTTAAGATCCGTGTGAATGTAGTAGACCAAGCTCTTTTAAAGCGTAACGGTATATTGATTGATCCTAGTTGTATCCGGCTAATTAATGGATTTCTTGGTGGGTATCACTACCCAGAGCTGCAGAATATGCCGGGATCATTTAAGAAGGAACCGGCTAAGAATAAGTATAGTCACATTCATGATTCGTTGCAATATGTTTTGACGCGG